GGTTCCGTGAAAAGTCGTCGCCCATCTTGTCTTTAATTCGAATTGCAATCTCTGGAACTGGCAAACCTTCCTCAACGCCGTCTGAAATGGTCTTAGCAAGAACCTTTTTAGATGTATCGAGGATCTTTTGCACTCGGTCAGTTGTGAAAGTTCCAACGAATTCGACCTTAGAAAGCTCAAGCATTCCTTGCGAATCCTTAGTTTCAAGCGGCTTATACATGGATTTCAGGCCGCGTAAAATGCGCTGTCCAAATGCTTCGTAAACCGTGTCATATTGGTCGCCCATAACAACATTATATTGCCCTGAATCGCTATATACTAGGAAATCAAGATCAACTTGCCCCGCGCTTTTCTCGTATGTTTCCGCGTATTCTGTAGCCGAATCGTTAAGGAGCTTGAACATTTTCGCCTCAAATGAGCGCTCAAAGGTCTGCATTAGCCTTTCTTGAATAAGCTGTTCGCGTCTTAACTCTTCGTCGCTTGCCTTTGTGGTTATGCGGTAAGGTAAAGATTTTGTAAGAACATCATAAACACCCTTGGCCTTTGCGTCCGCCTCGTTTGTAGCTGATAAGGTGTCATTGAATGAAATTGGGACAAGGGAAGAAGGAATAAGCAGTTCCTCGCCGCCCTCAATGTCGTCGTAGCCTGTAAGCTGGCGTTTCTCGTTGATAGTAAGGAAATCGCTTTGATTCGCTCTCTCCCATTGCTCGGCGCGTCTAGGTTCTAGGGCGCTAATGCCTGAAAAGTCAGGTTCGAGAATCAGATTGTCGCCATATCGAGGGGTCAACCAGTAATTCAATTGTGAGAAATAAGACATTATCCAAGGAATTATTGACTCTTCCCATAGTCCTAGCTTTGCCTCTTTCTGGTTGTTATAGGTGTTATCACCGGGGATATTAAGCAGCAAAGGCGGTACGCCAAATATACGCGCTATATCTCTTGAGCTTGTGTTCTTGCCCTCCAAGAAATCAATATCTTTAGGCGACATGCTCATGCTTTTCCAATCCATTCCACCCTCTAGCAGCAACGGGCGACCATTGTTCAAAGCCCCTGAATACTGTTCGTCCATTTGTTCCTTAAGACGGTCAAATTCGTCCTTAGTAAGCTTTCCTGTCCCTTCCTTTGGCGCGTAGATCAACGCCCCAGACGGTCTGGTTCCGTTCTTAAAGAACGACATATTCCACTTTTGCCCCTCGTTATAAATGTCAATATTCCTTGCGCCTGCTTCTACAGGGCTAGCCTGCTTCTACAGGGCTAAGGCCGTAATAATCATTTGTTGGGTGAAATGTTTTCCAGTGTAAAACGTTTGATTGTCCTGAAACTTGGTCGGCGGGGAATAGTTGTTTCTGACCGTTTGCCGTGTATTCATATGCAGCTATATCGGTTTGCCCCGGAATAACCTTCATTCGGTCCGGGCGTAGCAACCATAATTCTTCAGGTTTTCCGTTGAAATTTGGAACAGTTGGGTCCTCTCCTACGTTTGCATGGATATAAGGGTTTCCGCTTAAAAGGCGGAATGCAACGAGGTTTTCGAGGAATTCGCCTTTCCCCTGCTTCGGGTTTGGGCGGCGTAATAGAGATAATAAGGGGTGTTCTGGGATTTCCTCTTTGTCGCGTCCTCTGGTTTCGAATAGCTTGAATTCGATTTGTGAGAAGTTGCGGGCAAATAATTCAATTGAAGAATAGGCAATGTCATTCGTTTCGTATGAAGCTTTTGCAAGGTTGCCGTAATCCTTATCAGTCCATTGAGGTTGACCGACCTGCCCTAAAGTTACTATTTTCCAAACTGGGTTTGCTTTTTCTTCCAGAAATGACGATATAAATTCACGTAAGCCCATAATTTTTTGACTCTATAAAATACATATTAACGATTAATTCAACATTTAAAGCGATCTGATTGACGGCTCGGCTTTGTCTAAACCAGCTAATTCAGTCATAGACCATACAAGGGCATCAAATCTTCCCGGTGACGCTTCGCTTGGATCTCCTACATAAGTAGTCATTTCATCTTCTAAAAATTCAAATGTCCCTACATGGTGAACCCTGCCTTGTTCGTAGATGCTAGACACTGGCTCTGCTCTAACAACTTTGTCCCTAGTGGCTCTTACAGTCAAAACATTTATAGTGTCATGGGTTCCCTCAGTTACATTTTTGATGGTATCTACAACTAAATCACCACCATTATTTACTTCTGCTACTATCGCATCAGCGGAATAATTTTTATATTGTCCAACTGAAACCCTAGCCCACTCTAGAGGAGTCATCTTTTCAGATGCATCTTTTAAAACGTAGTAATGAGGCGGGTTTTGAAAATCCATTCCAGAAACGACTATTCCCGGCTCTGAAGCAGTATCTTTTTTGTTACTAACATTAGGGTCTAATCCTACTACAATGCGTTTTAAATCAGGGACATCCTCTTGCCTTATTCTGAATGGGTCAATCATTGTACTTTGTTTCCAAAGTGCATTTTCAACGTCATCTGTAGGTTCTCCCTTATATATATTTCTATACTTTTTAGGGCGCATTTCTTTCATTCTTTTAGCTTTTTTTAAAAAAGAATCAGCTAAGTTTTTGTAATTTTCAGTGTAATCAGAGTATACATATGTATAGTCACCCTTTTCGCCCGTGAAATCGTAATCGACTCCATTCTCCTTGAAAAACCTGTTCCAAATCCAATGTTTTTTATTCGTAGGATTCCATATAATTATTACTCTTAGCTGTATTCCCTTTTTTCTTATAGAGTTATCTATCTTGTCAAATATGTCCTCATCAACCAACTCTTCAGCCTCTTCAATAATCCATGTAGTTATTCCGTTTATTGATTTTAAATTAGCAGTCTGATTGCCTGAACTAGTTTTTATTCCTCTAAATAATATATCAACGCCTGATTCATGGTTTTTTATAAGCTTTTCGCTGGTTTTATGCTCAAAATGCTTAGTTGCATTAGCAATTCTTCCAGTAGCTTCTCCTCCTCGGCCCCCACTAATTACAGAATATCTATTTCTTGTAGCCCAGACAAACCTGAACTTTTTATTAAACGCTAACGCCTCTTTCTCTTCCATTTTCTATTATTTCCTCTGCTTCTGCGAGTGTCTTAAGGCGTTCTACCTCTGCCCGTTCTTCCTTGTTAAGCCGCTTCATCAATCGGGATTTTTGTTCCATTTCCCAGAATTTCAAGCGCTCCTTAGCTGGTAAGTTGTGGAAATCCTCTAATCGCTGGTCGTAGACCAAACGGGCGTTAAGGGTCGCCCTGTAGCAGTCAACGCGGTCACGGCGCTTGGTTAGATCCCAATCAGCCCCGATTTTATGCTTTATGTTGCCTAGAAAGTTTAGCTGATCTTCATCGTTTATGGCTTGGAATATCTTAACCCGCTTGTCGTTCTCCCGCTTTGCTTTCTTGAGCTTATAAAGCGGGTGTCCTTTATTGATTTTGAGTTTCTTAGCCATGATTAATTAGTGTGATATGGTTCAGCAAAGTATACTTGATAGGCTTCTAGGGCGTACATCTTGCCGTTAGTGTCCTCCACGAATATATAACCGCCGCTAATGCCGTGAAAATAACCGTCGAAATCCTTATAGGCTCCTTTATCCCCGACGTTTACGCATTTAACTTTTCTCATTTCTCCTTTTTTCATGGTATCTTCTTATGAATTTAAGTGTATATTTATTAAAATAATGGACGGATACAACAAGAACCAGCCCGACAGATAGAGGACCTGCTACATTTAAGAAACTATCCATACTTGTAGTAAAGGCGCTTTATGCGGTTTGCTTGGCGCTCAGTTAGCCCGAATTTCTGCTTTGTTCTCTCGGTAGCCAGTAAGATATTGCGATCCATCCTAAACATTTTGATTAGGAAATTCAACTGAAGGCATTCGTCAGGAGTCATAAGATCATTTCCGGTTCCTTGATTCAATACATGGGTTATCGGGTGTTTTTTGGCTATTGCTTCCATTATTCAGCCCTCCTGATTAATCCTCCACTGCCATCAGAGAGGTATTGAATGCCTGTCTTATGATCTGTGTGTATTTTCAACCCTGATCTATTAAATCCATCCTTATCAGAGTCATCAACTCCAATATCGAAATAGCATAAAAACAGAGCTATAAGCGCGATAAAAATAATCCATGATCCAATCAATGAAAACAAGAATTGAAAAACTCCACGAGCTAAGTAATAGCCTGAATACTGAAATTCGGCTTTCATTTTCAATATATCTTCATCGGAATAATATTCTCCTATATCTTTCATCTTAATCCTTTGTTTGAGTTAAAGTTTCAAGCTTTTCAACCCGCTCAGTTAGCAATATTACCTGATCCCTTAGCAATCATTCGGTGTTTTGGTATGGGATATGATTTGAATTTATCGCCAGCCCGTCGCCTCTAGCTTCATCGGTAACGGGAGATAATTATTCATCCTTCCAGTGCAATAGATCATCTATATGAGCTAAATACTTAATATCATTACCAATATTTTTTAATTTACAAAGACCCGAACTACCTGAACAAATAGATGATATTACATATTTGTAATCTCTATTATTTCTATGTGAAACAAAATCACCGACTTCAAAATTAGGCTTAAGCTCTGCATCTTCGCTTGGTGGTGGGGGAAGGTCTATCGCCTCTATCATTGCGTCTATAATCGGAATTAAGTCTAAAGCATCGCCTCCGTTTTCTACGCTATTCATATGCTGTTTTAAACAAAATAAAGATGTTCTTAAGCCTGAACCCTTCACAAGCCCATTCTCAGCGCAGATCTCTTCGAGGGATACGGGTTCCATTGTTGCAACGCCTTCTGCTAACTTTTCTACCTTTTTATAATACTGTTCTTCCATCTTATTTTAATTTGAGTTAATTTTGAGTTAAAGTATACACCGTATACAATTATTGATGCATTGCAAGAATTAATTTACTACATTTCCCCCTCTTCTTCGAGTTCCTTTCGCGCCTGCTCCTGCGTGAACTTGAACGGCCTTGTTACGATCTCCCCTGAATGCTCGACAACATGCTTTTCAGGTTCGTTATGTCCAGCCATTACGTTGTCGATCTTCATCGCTTCGAGCTTTGATAGGCCTGTTACTGTAACGGAAACCGTTTCGTTCCCGTGTTTATCAGTCCTTATAGTTGTTGTTTTGCTTTGGATTAGGTCGCCATTGTCTGAGCCTGATTCGGGGTCTAGTTCATCAATTGGGGTTTCCATTACTCGGCGCAACATATCCCGCTTTTGTTCGCGGGTCATTGAATACTCTTCGACAACCTCTTTTCGCAAATAGTCTATTCTTTCAATTATTTCAGCTTTTTTCAGCAATTTGCATGCGCAAGAACATGCGACGAATATGCATTCAACCCCTTCATAGGCAGCCATATAAGCAGCTCCTTTACGCCCTCTAAGCGCAAACTCCTGCGCGAACTTCTCATGGTTCGCATTTTGTAACATTTCTGAACCTTTTTCGATTTCTTGCTCTGGTTCTTCCTGTTTTGGCTTTTTGGGCTTCTTAGATCCCTGAGCCTTCTTTTTGTTCTTGTTGTCTGATGGCATTGTCTAAAGTTGATTTTAGGGTTCTGGTTGTTTCTTTAAATTC